ATGCGCCATGTCTCTGGCTAAATTCTGTCGGCCCATTGTAATTTTGTTGGTCCCGTAATCTTTCATACTCAGTCAAAATCGTGTTGTCGCCTGCTTTTTGATTGTCGCGTTTCATTTACTTCTATCCTGCTATCTTGATGATGTTGGAAACCTGCTGGGGATGCCATTTGGTCTTGCCGGCGGGTGTCTTGATACCCCGCTTCTGGAGACCGTCGCAAAGCTGGCGCAATGTGGTCAGGCCGACCTCTTGCAACTCTTCGATGACCTTCATGGTTTCCTGGGCGTTGGCGTAGGCGATCGCCTTCTTCTTCTCATTGCCGATGACCCCTGCCCGCCTCAGAGCGGCTTCTGGAGCGCCAAGTTTGACGCCACGGGCCTTGAGAGCTGCAAGGGCGCGACGTGTGCGCTCAGCGGTCTGGTCGCGCTCATACTCGGCCATCAGAGCCATGATGCCGACGGTCATCTTGTTTGCTTCCGGCATATCGGCGACGACGAAGTCCACGCCGCTGTCGCGCATGGTCATCAGGAAGGCTGCGTTACGGCTGAGCCGGTCCAGTTTGGCGACCACTAGGGTGGCACCAGTTTCCTGGCATTTATCGACGGCGGCTTGGAGCTGCGGGCGATCGTTCTTTTTGCCGCTCTCCACTTCCACATATTCGGCGACCATCTTCCAGTTGCCGCCGTTCAAGAAGTGCATAACTATTTCCTGCTGCGCCTCAAGGCCAAGGCCGGACTGACCTTGGCGGGCAGTAGACACACGATAATAGGCCACATAGTTGCCGGTATGTTCGGTGCCGCTTTCGTATTTGTCGGACATTAAGTCCCTCCTGTTGGGTTGTGAATTTTCGCAGTTCGTTCTTCTTGTTGGAATATAGGGTCGTGTATATACTTCGTCAAGAACCCAAACACGATAAAATTACAGCGATGGCCAAGACACCTTTTTTCATAAAGATACGTTCAGACCTGATGGACCGGCTTCGTAAAGTTTCCAAAGAGCGCGGCGTTACTATCATCAGCATAATTGAGTCCGCGTTGGATCAATACTTCAGCGCCAGGTCGGACCTCGATGCGGACGCGGGAAGCTAAGATGGATGCGGGTTTTGGACTTATTCTCGGGTATCGGCGGCTTCTCTTACGGCCTGGAATTGGCCAGCTCAAAATTCAAAACCGTTCAGTTCGTAGAGGTCAACGAATACTGCCGGCGAATTATACAGCTCCGCTGGCCGGGAGTACCGGTTCACGATGACATCAAAACCTTTACAGCTCGACCTGGAGAATATGATCTCGTCACCGCGGGATGGCCCTGCCAGCCCTGGTCGAAGGCCGGGAAGCAGCTCGGCGCGGAAGATGACCGCGATCTCTGGCCGGAAGTGCGCCGACTTATTAAGGCTGCAAGGCCGCAGTGGTTTCTTGGAGAAAATGTCAGAGCAATTGTTGAGGCTCCAATGGGCCTCGACCGTTGCCTTTCTGATCTGGAAGACATCGGATACGACACACGGGCATTTATTGTGCCAGCTCTCGGTGTCGATGCCCGACACATCAGAGACAGACTTTTCGTCACCGCCTGCCGCATGGCCGACGCCCGCGCACCGGGACTACCGTTACCCCAACAAGGAAAGCTACCAGTCGCGCAGCGGGACGAAGAAAGGCGAACAGCTCCCCAACCGCATTGGTGGCCCGCTGAACCCAACGTTTGTCGAGTGGCTTATGGGTTACCCCGCCGGGTGGACCGATTGCGAAGTCTTGGGAACAGCGTCGTCCCTCAGGTCGTCGCACAATTTGGACGCGCCATCATTGGAGCCGGCGAATGATTGAGTTTTTTATCCCCGGCAAGCCCGTCCCCAAGGCACGCCCCCGGCTCGGCAAGGGAGGCCACGTCTACACGCCGGCAAAGACCAAGGCGGCTGAAGAGCTAATCAGAAATATCGCCGCCCGTGAATATGGCGACGAGGAGCCGGTCGTCACGGCTGTGAAATTAGCGGTCTCTTTTGCCATGCCGGTCCCCAAGTCCTGGCCAAAACAAAAACGGTTCGATGCCTTTAGCGGCGAGATGTACCCATTGAGCCGGCCCGATCTAGATAACATGGTGAAGACCGTCAGCGATGCCCTCAATGGCGTCATATACGTAGACGACAGTCAGATCGTAGAGCTGCGGTGCCAAAAGGCCTACATGGCTGAAGAAGGCACCTACGTGACGGTGAGGTGGTGCGAATGACGCATCTGGTTGAGCTGCTTTATCCCCGATCGGCACCTGACGGCATAGAAGTATGCGTCCAGGATGAAGCCGGCTTCCGCATCCACAAGATGTCACACGGCAAAGCATTCAACTTAGCTATGAGAATTTTGGGCCTACTACGTTGGCCTATTGTCCCCACCCAGCCTGTGGACCGCCGTCCTGGGTTGGGAGACCACGGTATTGAGGCCGGCCTTCCCAACCGGGATACGGTGGTCTACGAGAGCAGTGTGGGCTGGTTATCCCAGAACCAGCCTGCCCGCTCCGGGGATGAAGCATGATCCCGGTCGATGTGATCTTAGACCAAGTTCGGTGGTGGAAGACGCACGGCGTAAAGCCCGGCAGCGCATTAGCAGCAATGAAGGTACGCCGGCGCGATGATCCGACGCTGGCGGTGAGCTGGGGCGAAGTAATCACACACATGGAGCGGTTCTATCTAGCGCAGGCCAATGCATCACTGGCGTGGGCCAACGCCATACAGGACGAGCTGGAGCTGGCCCGCACAATAGAAAAAGAGATGTACCATGGCAGAAAAAAATAACGCCGGCGCTACTATCATGAAGCAGTCCGAGCTGACCGCGTTCCAGGCCGGCAAGGATGCGGCTCGGGAAGGCCACACCGACTGCCCCTACCCCATTGGCGGCGCGCTGTACCACCACTGGGTTGATGGGTACACCGCCGAGCGGGAGTTCCAGACACATGGCTAGTGTCAGGTTCTCGGCGTTTGAATTAACACAGATTGGCGTTGCTGGCGTTATGCGTCGGGTCAGCGCAATAAGTAAAAATAGGACGCCACAGCACGGCATAAGGCCGGAAGCGGAATGGCAAGCCGACATAGAGGGTATCGCCGGCGAATATGCTCTCGCCAAATATTTGGGCCGGTTTTGGTCTCCGACAGTTGGACACTTGGACACGCACATGGGTGATGTGTCGGGCTATCAAGTCCGCTCAACCCCGTGGCGGAACGGCTGCTTGATCATTAACGAGAAAGACCCCGACGACGACATATTTGTTCTTGTCACAGGAGAAAATACCGTTGGCTTAGAATGGCATGTCAGGGGCTGGTTGCAATGCCGCGACGGCAAAAAAAAGGAATACTGGCAGGCCAAACAAAAGGGCCGGTTCGCCTACTTCATCCCACAAGAACAATTAAACAGCATGGAGACCTTGCCGCATGGCTAAGTTCCCTCACCTACCCCTATTTGTGGAAAGCTACACTTCCGACGCCGGCCATCTGACGTTTGAAGAGCATGGCATGTATCTCAGTTTGATGATGCTGATGTGGAAGACACCCAACTGTCGCATTCCCAACGATATGGATTGGATTAGACGCCGGCTGCGCGCCACTGAAGACGAGATGATTACCATCGATCTAATCATCGATGAGTTCATGCATCGGACAGGAAATTGGATCACCCAGAAGCGGCTTCAAAAGGAATATAACTACGTCCAAAAGAGTGTAGACCAAAAGAAGAACGCAGCAAAAAGCAGGTGGAAAAAAGAAAAAACAAAAATCGAGAGCGACAAGGATAAGTCACTGAAAAACAACAAAACGGATGTATGCAAACGCAATGCACCTACACCTACACCTATATTAGATAATATATCCCCCCCCTTAGTCCCCCCCCAAGACGATAACCAAGTCGCTGTCGCTCCCCCCTCTCCAAAAAGGAAAAACGGGACGCGGTTGTCAGACGATTGGCAACCCGATGACGCAGCCTTTGCATTCGCACTTGATCAGATAGGAGCTGAGAAAACGCATGTCGAAATCGAAAGGTTTAAAGACCACTGGCTCAGTGTCAGTGGCAACAAGGCAACCAAGGTCGATTGGACCAGAACTTGGCGCAACTGGATCAGGCGAGCTGCTGAATACTCCGCACCCAAGAATACTGGACGAGCAACTCCAGACCTCATTGCCTCAATCCGTGCGGTCAGCGCTAGTATCGACCGTGAACAGGGACTACGAGCTGACGGGTTATCACATGACATCAACGCCGCCGGAAGCGGACGTGATCAAAGCCAAGAGGATACTATCCGCATCATTAAAGCCATTGCCGCAGAAGAAGATCATGGAGGAGCTGACCAAGCTGAAGGTCAAGACCAAGGCCAGGAACATGACCACGGACGAGCAGACGTTGATGGTCCGAGCCTATTGCGACGAGCTGCAAAGGTTCCCTGCTGACATCGTTTTGTACGTCCTGAGATCGATCGCCGATACATCGCCTTGGTTCCCGGCTTGGGCAGACCTGCACCAGGAGCTGCGTTGGAGAACCGAAAAGAGGTCACTGATGCTGGACGCATTGGAACGTGGCCCGAGCCGCATACCGAAAAACATCAACGGGCTGATCGCCCAAGCACTGAAGAAAACTGATGCCTCGCCACACAGAAGATAAGAAGAAAGCCTTCCAGCGCGGTCCGAAGGGTCTGCAAAAGAACGGGAACACATCCTTTCAACTGGAGGGATGGTCACCTGAGGTTACCGCGTACCAACTCAAGAAAGGAAAGTAAAATGGCAACCCACTACCGATTAGTCACTGCAAGACAAGGCCGAGACGGCAAGACCTACTGGACAAAAATTGGCGTCATGTTCCCAATGAAAGATCGTGACGGTTTCAACATTAGCCTGGAAGCACTGCCGCTGATGTCGCAGAACGATCAGGGCGAAATGGAGTGCCGTGTCGTCGCATTCGATGGCACAGACGACCAACAGAGCGGCCAGAGCAACCACAACCGGGCCAAGGCTAATGGATACCAGCAGCAACCCCTGGACGCCGACCTGGACGACGAGGTGCCGTTCTAATGCCGTCAGACACCAGCAAGGACGCCGCCGAGCAGCACGCCAAGTTCCTGGAGAACTACTGGAGAGACCGAGGATCATCGTTGATTAAGGTCTGGGTCATAAGGCGCTACGACACATGGCAGATCAAGTCGAACTTGAGGAACGGCTTTCCGCCAGACCTCACCGACCTGCCTGCCGAAAGGCCAGTGAACAACGATAACCCAACGTGGCTGAGAGACGACAGCGGATGGCTGACCAAATAGGCAACGGCACGGTGGATGGCAGGATGATCGGTATACAAGACGCCTGCCTCTATCGCGCACGCGAACGGACCTCGATGCGGGCTGTCAAGAACCCAGACGTTCGATTTAGAACATTACAGCTCCAGCGCAAACCGTTGGTGGCTGCGGATTTCCGGCTGCAATCGCCGGTTCTGCGAGCTGTCAGGACGGTTGCAATACGGTGGGGGTCTGCAACCGGGGGTACCCCGGATTCGGCCGTTGTCGGCGCTATCGATGGTTCCCTGACCTATGTCCGATAGTAATTTTCAATATGCTTCTGGTCGCCCGGTTATCACACCGCAGGGCCAGTATCCCAGTGTCCGCGAAGCAGCAAAGGCGCTTGGGCTTAACAGAAAAACCATTAAGGCTAAGTGTGAGCGCCAATCGGGGGGGTTTCATTATAAAGATGACCCACCCCTCCCCCCGGCTCCATGTGTTATTTGCAAGGCCCCAGCTCAACGCTTAGCTAAGAAGGGGGAATATTTTTGTTTGGATCATTCCCAAGCAACTGCCCGCGCAGCATTTCTTCGATATAGCATTATCCATGCGAGGGGCTGTCTCTGCACATCGTGTCACCAAGTTTTGCCGCCGTTCGCGTTGGATTTTCACCACACAGATCACACTGCCAAGAGTTTTGGCATGTCTGTAGCTGATATTGAAAGGGTTTTGAGGCGCGGCTCGTATAGTTTGGCATCTCAAGCGGTATATAAAGAGGCGGAAAAGTGCGTTTTGGTTTGTTCAAACTGCCACAGGATAGATCATTCAAGCGACGCTTGTTGGTTCTATTGGGGGAGCGCCATTAAGGTACTAGGCCCTCCACCACCTGTCTCCGAGGTGTATTTTGAAAAACCTGCTGCGCCGTTTTAAGGACCGTGTGTGGCCGATCAGGATAATCTGGGGGGTTGGTTCCACCCGATGCCAAGATTGTGCTGTACGAGTCTCTCTGGCCCGTGAGCAGGGGTATCATGCGGGGTTCCTCGCTGCCCTCCGGGGGATCGGTAAATGACGCGGACTTCATGGTTTTACATGCGGACGCGGACGTGTTTGCCGTGGTTACTGAAGAAGGAGACGCAGGATGGCTAAACCGCGCCGGAAGAAAAAGACGTTGAACGCTGATTTGGGTACGCCTGAGTTGCAGGCCAAGCCGGGGTATGAATATGGTGAAACCCGGATCGCCGGTGTTGGCAGAACTACTAACACGATGGCAGATCAGTTGCAGACCTATTTCCGCCGCAGCCGGATCAGCCGGCGGCAATATCAGGCGGGGGATTTATTCCAGCAGAGCTTTTATGCTGCCGGGATTGGGCCAAATTACACCACCCAGGATTTACTGAAGGTTCGGGTAGACGCTGGCGGCAATGACTATGATGGCCGGCATATTCACCGGGAGAGTTTGTATCAGGCCATGAAATACGTGGGCCAGCCACTGAGCCGGGTGCTGGTGCATGTGTGCGGGCATGGGCATTCTGCCGGGAGCTGGCCGGGTGTGGGCGATACGGCCCGACCGGATAAGGAAGGTATGGTAGCACTACGCCTTGCGCTGAATGCACTTGCAGACCACTACCACTTGACATAGGGGACCATCATCGTGTAATGAACCCAAAGACTGGGTATTTACGACTACTCCTTTGATTAACTCATTTTCCTGTTGAACTTGCCCCCTGGCCCCACGCCGGGGGGTTTTTTTTGAGAATGTCCCCATGGCTGAGCCAGCTAATAAAACGCCGCCGGCGAAGCGGCAGGAAATTTGCGCCCGCGTTGTGGAGCTGATTTCCGAGGGTGTAGGTGTGACCTATGCCGCTGAAAAGGCTGGTGCAGATCGGAAGTCAATTTGGCGCTGGCGGCAGACCGATCCGGTTTTTGACGAAGAATACCGCAAAGCATATTTGTTTGCGGTGGAGAATGCGATCGGCGAGGCCAAGCGGCAATTGGAGACCGCCGGTTCTCGGGATGAGATATTAAAGCACGGCAAGCTGCTGAACCATGCCGAATGGGAAGCCGAGAAACTGCTGAAGCATTACCAGCCGATCCAGAAGATGGAAGTCGAGCATTCCGGTCCCATGGTTATTGGCTGGGACGAGCAGAAGGTTTGCCCAAAATGTGGGCATAACATGGACGATGTCACCGATCAGGTGACAATCGTGGAGAATGACGATGGCGCGGGACTACAAGAGCGAATATCAGAATTACCACGCCAAGCCGGAGCAGAAAAAACGGAGAGCAGCTCGTAATTCCGCCCGCCGGAAGATGGAGCGGGATGGCAGGGTCTCCAAGGGTGACGGCAAGGACGTGGATCACCGCGATCGCAACCCAAAAAACAACAGCCCGTCCAATTTGCGGGTGCAGTCCAAATCGCAGAACCGTTCCCGGAACAGTACGCTGGGGGCGCGACCTGGCGCACGCCGGTCAAAGATCGGAAGGTAAATTATGGCTTTATTAAAACGCAAGAAGAAGGCTGCGGCCAAAAAAAAGGTTGAGCCTAAATTGGAACCCGCAGCGGAGCCAGCAGATGAACCGTCCCCGTCCCCAGAAGAAAAACTCAGTCCAGAAGAAGAGCGCCGGCAAAAACAGCGCGACAAATTTGCGCCGAGGTCAGTCGGCACAGGCACCCGCCGCCTTAAAGGGAAGCTCGTTTAAGATACTGAAGCCCGAGGCGGTCGATCTGGACACTGCCGCCGATCTGGAAATTGGCGACTATGAATTTGGTCACGCCGCCATTTGGCCGCTGGTAGATTTAATCCGGGAATATCGATCGGATATTTCTGTTGACCAGCCGGCGTACTGCCGCGTTGAAGACAGGCCTCTGGGCCATGAATGGCATACCGACAAGGGCAGCAAGGGTCACATGGATTGGTGCGTGCTGTCGGCACGGGTTCTGCTTAGTCATCCTCGCGAGTTTACCGGCGGTGAACTGGTGGTGCGGTACGCCGGCGAAGACATCCGCTTTGAGGGATGGCGCGATCTGGTCGTCTGGGGGCCGGACCTGGAACACATGGTCCGCCGACACACAGGGGAGCGGCGAGTGCTGCTGATGTTCTTTGCAGCACAATAAGGTCGTCATCCCCTACACGCCGCGGCCATTGCAGCGGGAGTTTCACAGCAAGCAGAAAAGATTTTCTGTCGCTGTCTGTCATCGACGGTTCGGTAAGACCGTGATGGCGATCAATTGGCTGCTGCGGGAGATACTGGTCTCCGATCGGAAGAACGCGGTCGGGGCATATATTGCTCCGACATATTCGGCGGCGAAACGGATTGCCTGGACCATGCTCCGGGAATACGCCGGCTCAATACCGCAGGTGAAGTTCAACGAGGCTGAGCTGCGGTGCGACCTGCCGGATGGCAAAAAGATCTACCTGCTTGGAGCCGAGTCGCCAGATGCTCTGCGCGGCTTGGGGCTTTCAGCAGCCGTGATGGATGAATATGCCGACATGAATGCTCGGCTGTACCCGGAGATAATTCGTCCAGCCTTGTCAGACTTCGGAGATGGAAAGGCACTTTGGATTGGGACGCCACGCGGCGAGAACCAGTTCAAAGAAATTTACGACCACGCATTGAGCCGGATGGAAGAAGGTGACCCAGAATGGTTCGCCATGAAGTTTCCGGCATCTGAGACCGGCGTGCTGTCGCAGAAGGAACTGGATGATGCACGGGCAATCGTGCAGGACGAGAGCCAATATTTACAGGAATATGAGGTTTCGTGGTCAGCGGCATTAGTGGGAAGCTACTGGTCGCTACAACTGGACGCGATCGATGCCAAGGAGCAAATCGGAAACGTCCCCCACGAACCAAACCTTGAAGTTATTACGTCCTGGGACCTCGGAATGTCGGACGCCACCGCAATTTGGTATGCCCAGTTCCACCCAAGGTCGGGCGAAGTCAGGATCATAGATTATTACGAGGCTTCTGGAGAGGGCCTGCATCACTACATACGTGAGTTGAAGAACAAACCCTATCAGTATTCGAAGCACTTTTTTCCTTTTGATGTCATGGTACGTGAGCTGGGTTCTGGTTCGTCGCGGTATGAAATGTTGCAGCAGCTCGGCGTCAGACCGTCCATCGTGGCGCGTCTGCCGGTCCAGGACGGCATCGAGGCTGTCAGGTCGCTGATACCAAGGTGCTGGATCGATCGCAGCAATTGTGCCGCCGGCCTCAAGGCGCTGCGTCACTACCACCGGACCATGAACCAGCGCACTGGTGATTGGAACAGCAAACCAAATCACGATTGGTCCAGCCATGCCTGTGACGCCTTCCGGTATCTGGCGGTTGGTTTGCGTGATGGCGACGAAGACGCGGACCTGAGTTACATGGCCCGCACTGGGATGACTGCCGGGGGGCAGCGAGTGATTGACCCTGGCGATGGCTCATTCGGTTGAGATAACGCCGGCGGCTTATGCGTCAGTGGCGCATATTGCTCGTCGGATGAGGGAAGCGGATGCGCTGGAAATCTATCCGCATCTGTTTCGGCCAACGCCGGAAGACTTGGCCATGCACACTTCCCGCAGCGCCAAAGCATATACGGCTCTGTCGGATGGTGAGCCGGTTGCGGCGTGGGGAGCCGGCGAACAGTTTCCCAAAGTCTGGCAGTGCTGGATGTTCGCAACAGACCGTTGGCCCGAGGTGGCGTCAACGGTAACTAAATTTATTCGGCGTGAGTTTTCGCAGGAACTGATCAACTCTGATGCGGTGCGGCTGCACTGCTGGTCTGCTGACGATCACCACGTTGCACATCGATGGCTGGAAGTTCTTGGCTTTATCCGAGAGGCCAGCCTGGAAGACTTTTCACAGGACCGGCAGACGTTTCACTGTTATTCGATCACCCGGTCCCGATTGGAGAAAGAAGGCTATGTGTATATTCAGAGCGCCGACACCCCCGCCGGTTCCGCAGGTGGCTCAATTAGAGAGGCCAGATGACGATCCTCAGGTGCGTGCGGCTGAGAATACGGTGAGAAAACGCGCAGCTAGGCGCAGCAGTAAAACAAAGAATGTTTTAACTTCGCCAATGGGGCTGACTGAAGAAGCAAACATTGCGACTAAATCTTTGTTGGGAATGTAGGAGAGAAATTATGTGTGGTGGTGGTGGCGACGGCGGCGACAGTGCGACGACAACGGAGAACAACGCGACCATTGGCAAGTACACTGCCTCTGGTGTGCGGGGTGGCCGCGGTGACAGGGGTGGCAGAGCGGAAGCCGCGGGGCTGGGTGGAACCGGAGTTGACGACACAGGCAACAGAGGCGAGATTGCAGAGGGGTCAACATTTAATTATGCCACTTCGGCTATGGGGCGCTTCACCGGAGACACCAGGTCTGACCAAGATATTGCAAATGATGTAGCGGTAACAGAAGGCCTTGAGAGAGGTCTGCAAACGGTGCGCGGCGCACGTGGTCAGACCATCAATGTCTCGTCCTATTCCCGCAACCTATCTTCTCCGACACCCGGCAGTTTGTTTGACAGAATGAATAGCGCCCCGACAGTTGGATCAATTCTCGGAAGTGGCATATCGGCTGTTGTTGGAGGGCCAGTAGGTTTTGTAGTTGGTAAGCTAGGTGGCGCTGTTATTGACCAAACCCTAGGCTCTAGGTCGCAAATTCCATTCGATAAATAAATGTGTACCCCAGCGGCTTATGGTCAAAAACAGTCTGGCGGCAAGCGCCTGCCGGCGTCATCGGCTGGCGCACGTTTAGACAAGGCACAGCGAGACGCAGCATCAGCATC